TAGGGTTACGGGTCTGGACGCTGCGGTTAATGGAGATTATTTGCTTTCCTATGTGGATGCAAACACATTGGAGTACACCGTGGCTGGAATTACATCCGTTACGGATGTTAATGGCACACTTTCTCAAATGCCTATCAACGATAATGCAAACGCCAATGTCCGTGCATCCTGTTTGTTCAGCGACCCCAACACCAATAACAAGGAATATGTGATTGTCGCGTTGGACACGGTTGCTAAAAAGATCGACTTGGCTGAGGTCGAGGCTAACTCACTCTATGTCCCAGAGAACATCCCATACCCTGCTGGAACCGCATTGGGTGAGGACACCGACATGATTCAGGTGTTTGACAAGGTGATGCTTTTCCGAGATGGGCAACAGGCGTTGGAGTGGTATCCTAACGGCAGGCCGATTATTTCTGCTAGTTCTGATGCTACTGCTAGTCCAAATACTGTAGTGACAATAAGAATGCGAGAGCATGGCTTGGTTGCTGGAACATCAATTACTGTTGCTGGACTTACTGGTGGCACAACCCAACCAAATGGAACATATGTTGTTTTTGCGGTAACAGGACAAGACACATTTACATTCAAAGCGTCTGGAATTTCAACCAGCACCACATTCACTGCAACTAATGCAACCGTAACCGATGGGTTTACCTTCTCTCCGGGTGGAACCTACACCCAGCCACAGGTTTTCAACACAAGTGGCAACAATGTATCAGTACTAAATGGACAGGTTTCATTGAATCTAAGCGTATCCAACGATACCGTGTTCGATGGAGATGTCATTACGGTCTACGAAAGCACCATCCCAGAGTTCTCTGCGATTGTTGGTAAGCAGTTTCAAGTATCATCTGCAACCCTTACAAATGTCACCTTTTTTGCTCCTATTGCAAACATCACGGCAAGTGGTTCTACGGGACAAGTTGAGTTTGGTGGGCAATTTAGCGTAGGGGGTGGCTTTATGCATCAACCGGGTGCGCCTTGGGGAATTCACTTCCAACGCCGCCTGTGGGTTCCGTACTACTACGACCAGTCTGGTGCTTACAACGCAGTCACCTATACCACCCGAAAGATCACCGACGAGATTGCGGTTTCTGACATCCTAGACACGACAACCTTTGATCAGATCGAAAACCAGTTCCGAGTTAGCGGTGGTACTGCCGACTATGTGGTGGGAATGCACGGATTCTATGACGATGCATTGATTGTACTCAACAGAAACAGCATTCACCAGATCAAGGGGACACAGGGGACGCTTTTGGACACTAGGGTCACAGAGCTAACATCCGAGGTTGGGTGCTTGGCTCGCAAATCTGTGGCGATGAGGGCTAACACCATGATGTTCCTGTCGGACGATGGTGTTTATGGGGTGGAATTTCTCAACGATTACAATTTGCGTGGGGCCGAGGAGCCAATTTCCAAAAACATCCAGCCTTATATCGACCGACTTAACAAGAATCTGTCGAGTCGATCAGTTGGAGTTCTGTTCGACAACAGGTATTACCTCGCAGTCCCTCTGGATTCCGCGCCGGGGATCAACGATGCTCGCGGAAACAACTCAATATTGGTGTACAACTTCCTAAATAATGGCTGGGAGTCGCTAGATACTTTTGGAGACACCAGATTCTTGATTGAAGACCTTATTATTGGCAGTGCTGGAGTTAGAAATAATATCTATGCCGTCACCGCTAATGGTGGTTTGCACCAATTGGAGGCATTTGACGACGAGAACGACAGCATCAGCGTGTCTAACACTAACGATGTTAAGACATCCTCACCTGTATCGGCTAAACTGACCACCCGTGGGTACGACCTTGGTACGATGGAGCGCAAGAGGTACACAGACGCGCAGATTACCATGCAGGGACTGCCTAGCCAAAAGTCTGAATACCTAGTTGAGTTTGCTGCTGAAGACCCAGACAATGCATCTGCAATTGGAACTACCACTCAATTCCTAAATGGAGAGGTGTTGGAGTCAACCAACCCACTAGAAGCGGAAACAGCTAGCATTAGGTGCAGGCTGGGAGGAATTAGAGGCTATACAGGAACCATGATCTTGACAAGAACGCAGGGTTCGGCCAAGATAAACTCAATCAAAGTCGCTGGATCAGTGACAAATAGACAAATCATCTCACAGAAATAAGTTATGGGCGCAGTCAATACAACATACACATTTACAGCTACTGATACGATCACTAGCACGAAGATGAACAACATCATCGACGAGACGGTGATGACTGCTGATGCTGTTCTTTCTAGCGGTGGTTTGGAGATTGCCTCTGGTAAACTTGCTATTTCTGCCAATGCAATCAACTCCAGCCGACTCGCAGCAAACTCTGTAAGTTCATCCAACATTGTCGATGGCACTATCGTAAACGCTGACATTAGTCCAACTGCGGCTATTGCGGGGACGAAGATTGTAGCTCAATTTGGGTTGCAGAACATGTCGGCAACGGGGGACCTAAATCTAGGCGGCGGGTCTTCCGATTATACGGCGTTGAACCTCCAAAACACTTCTGGCGTTCAAGCGCAATTTTTTGCTAACGCAAACTCAAATGGTGGACTTGCAATTAATACAAACCATCCATTAGCTCTATATACCAACAACGCCGAGCGTATGCAAATTACCGCTGCTGGCAATGTTGGAATTGGAACAAGTACCCCACAGACAAAACTCCAAGTTGCTGGTGGTGCAATTAGAGTTGAGGCGCATGCTGGAGAGGGAGGGCAGATTGAATTACTAAACGCTGCCAATAATGACATTCAAGCTATTTTTGATGTAGATCCTAACGATCTAACTAGACTCTGGACACTGCCATACGAACCGCTTTCACTGGGAACCGCTAGTGGGGAAAAAATGAGAATAGCTCCAGATGGCAATGTCGGAATAGGGACAACCACACCCAGCACAAAACTACAAGTAAACGGAACCGTAACCGCGACCGCATTCTCTGGGCCGCTAACTGGTGCCGTGACTGGCAATGTGACTGGGAATGTAACCGGGAATGTGACTGGTAACGCTGGTACAGTTACAAATGGAGTTTACACAACAGGAAATCAAACAATCGGTGGAATCAAGACATTTTCATCCAACATTGTTGCAAATTTGACAGGAAATGTAACTGGTAATGTCAGTGGCTCTTCTGGATCATGTACTGGAAACTCGGCTACTGCTACAACTGCATCAACCGTAAGCAACTCCGCTATCACCGCAGCCAAGCTGGATGGTAACCAAAGTGGTTCTGCTCCTATTTTTGGGGTTAGGGCATGGGTTAATTTTAATGGAACATCAGGCTCTACCGCAATAAGGCAAGGTGGCAATGTTTCTTCGGTTGCTAGAAATGCAGTTGGCAGGTACACAATTACATTTTCAACAGCAATGGAAGATACCAATTATGCTGTTGTAGCTTTTGCTAGAGATGCAAACGCAACAGATGGAAACTATTTCGTATCAGCTTTATCAAATTCAACAAAATCAATAACTCAATTTCAAGTTGAAGTAAATTCACCGGGTGGTTCTGTAGACTCCCCAGAGGTAAATATCATGGTTATTCGATGAACCATCATTTAGCAAAAGCAATAGCAACATATGAACAAGAAGGTATCGACTTCAAACAACTTCTTACATGGCACTTATGTCATGGCATTGTTGTTTGCGATATGGATTGTTTTGCTTTTGGCTTTAGTGTGTCCCGTGAAAACCCAAATCAAGCAGTCCACGTTAATAACGGAGATACATTGTTTGTCACGTTCTCCACTGGAGACATGCGCGGAGCATTATTTAAATACATTCAAAACTACGATTTTATTGCGTTCCAGCGAAGTTTTAAAGGAAGCAACCGCGTAAGAGCCTACAACATGTATAAGTTTTATTCAAAGTTAAAAGAAAGTTAACCCAATGGGAAGTAAGCCTAAATCAGTTTCAGCTCCAAAAGCTAACTACTCAAAAGATATTAGTTCGTTGTTATCGGCGTTCCAGCAGTCAATGCCCGGAATTCTGTCGTTTGAGCAACAATATCGCCCAGAGTTCCAAAGTCAAAATCTTGCTGATGTTTCTCAGTTTGGACTTGGAATGCTTGGTCTTTCCCCTCAATTTACTCAAGGAGCTGCAGAGCAACTTGGAGCTGCGCGTGGATTTGAGCTTGGTCAAATAACTGGTCAAGCGGGACTTACCCGTGGACTTATGGAAGGTCTTTCTCCAGAGCAAGCAGCGCAAGTCGCAAGCATGCAAGACCTAGCAAGTCAAGCGGCAGGTGCTGAAGGGGCTTATGCTGGACGCATGGGTGAGGCATTTGGAATGTACGGTATTCGCCCTCAAGAGTTTGGAACTACGATCACAGAATCTAACCTAGCACCTACTGTTACTCAGCGCGGGGTGCTTGGTGAAACAGTTACTCAAGGTGGCCTACTTAGTCCAACCATTCAAGCCGCAGAGCAGGACGCTGCAATGGCAAATCAAATGGCTCAAGAAGCCTATGCTCGTCGTGGCACGCTCTCTGCTCAAGAACAGCGTTTAGCTCAACAGACGGCACGGGAGGCTGCGCAATCTGCTGGAAGGTTGGGTGGCAATGCAGCAATTGCCGCAGAGATCCAAAACCGTGAAGCTGCACTTGCTGGACGTAGGGCGCAAGCATCACAGACTGGACAGCAGGCATTTGAACAGCGTCAGAACCTCGCCAACCTTCGCGCTGCGGAGCAACAGGCACTATTCGGTCAACAAGTCGGAGCCAGACAATTGCGTTCAGCGGAAGAGCAAGCATTGTTTGGCCAGCGTCTTGGTGCTAGAGAGCAGGCATTGCAACAAGAGCAAGCGTTGTTTGGGCAACAAGCAGCAGGCGCACAGCAAAGAATGGCGGAGCAACAAGGCTTATTTGGCCAAAGAGTTGGCGGCGCACAAGCCACAGCGGAAATGCAACAGGCTGGACTTGGACAATTGCAGGACATTGAGAAAATGCGGATGGGTCTTCGAGGTTTGGCTGGAGACGAGGCGATGAGGGCATACCAAGCTGCTGGGCAGTTCTACACTCAGCCTGGACTTCAGCTTCTTGGCAGCCAGCCGCTCTCGTATCAAGTTGGCAACCAAATGATGGGTCTTGG